CCATTTCGCTGATCTGTATGTTTTCCGGTGGTGTTGCACCATTGGTGGCAATGTTGACTCCTATTTGTTGCAAACTGTCAGCAGTGCGCACGATGTAACTGGGCAATGACTCTGTGGCCCAATACGTTGCGTTAGTGGTCAAAATGCCAGTGGCTGGCACTGGGACTAGGCTGCGTCTGTACACAGCATTTGCAACATCGTACACCAGCACACCTGCCACGTAAGCAGTGTTGGCTGCCCAATTTTGCACATTGAAATCAAGGATTGAACTGGCGCCACCTTCACCATACAGTTTGGCAAATGCAGGAACCAAAATGGTGTCGGTTATGATGTAACGACCTGCAGGGAAAAACAAGCTTCGTCGAATTTGAGTGTTGTTTTGTACACAATACAATTGAAACAACGCTCGGTTTATGGCAGCGGTGTCATCTGTTTGTCCGTCGCCGGTGGCACCAAAATCTGTGACTATAGCATAGCTGTCTAGTCTACTTTGAATACTTTGCGATACTGGCGATCCGGTGGTGGCTCCGGTCTGCACAGTGTATCCAGCTGCTTGCCCTTGATAAATGTACTGTCCGGCAAAACTCAATATGTCTGAGAATTCAGTCAGCACTTCAGTGTTGCCCACAATGGGTGCGCCATCTGCAAGTTCGCCATTGCCAATGAACAGTCTGCGTTCATCAGTTGCCCAGCCCAGTTCAGCGCCAGCCAAGGGCTGTGGTAGGTCTTCGGTCAAACCCTTGCGGGCGGTGATTCTGGATATTTGTACAATTGCCACAGTGTGATTCCTTGAGGTATCACATATTTAGCAAGTAATACTGTTCAACCTTTTTCCACCACAGGTCCCGATAGTGTTCAAACTCTGCGCCTTCCAGCACAAATTCTTGGTATTCGGGCTGGGTAACCATGTTCATTTGTTCGTCGACTGTGGGCTTGACACACATCAAAACTACGCCTTTTTTGATCTTTGTTCCATGCAATTCGTTGTGCGCTTCTGCGTAGGCGCACAACTGCACAAAGTAATCGTCAATCCACTCACGCCGTTTGGGCTTGTTGGTTTGTTTGTAGTCCAGGATGGCTTCTTCATTTAAATGTATGCCTGCACCATCTGTTGTGCCTGCATACACCTTGGGGAAATACAGCGGAACTTCGATGCCCCAGAATTCACTCACATTCTTCAAGCCATGTTCTACCACAGTGTGTGCCATGGCATGGCTTGCCCAGGAGAATGGATTTGTGCCACGGTCTTTGATCACCCCATCTCGAACATACTGCTCAAGATAAGTGTGCATGCGGGTGCCACGGTTGGCTGCTTCTGTTGTGATGGCTTGTGCTTGTTCTGTGCCAACCCTGGCTCGCCAGTTCTGCAAGGCCCGTTTGCTTTCCTCGCTTTTTGTGGCATCCAGTATTGTTGTCACTGATGGTAACCGGTTACCATCAGGTGTGGCATAATATCTTTTGCCTTCGATTGTGACGCGGGGTACGGGTTGGTAATCAAATTGGGGATTGTACATTGTGTTGTTCCGTTATCCAGTTATATAAAGTTTGTGCAATTAATTCATGTCCTAGTTCATTGGGATGCCGGCCTTTTTCTACATAGTGATTTGGTGGCGTGTCTAAAAAATCCCACTGATTTTTATATCCAAACAACTGCACACAAGATTTATGGTATATCTTGGAGGTATCAATACCAGGTAATTTTAAATCAACATCAGACCAACCAACCATGTAATAATCACGTATGTTGTATTGTCGACATATAGCCTGCATGCTTAATATATTTTTATGCAAATTAAAATCACTATTAGGTCTTGACGTAAAATATGTCATCCAACTTCGAGTAAGGTCATCTGATTGCCCAGATTTTAAATTAACAATATGGTCATCTCGAGAAATTACGCAGTCTCTGTCAGGAGTTGTTATTAAAAAAACTACTATTGAATTTTCTATAGGTATGTCGGTGCGTTTGATATACTCAAGAAGTTGCAAAACTGATCTACTGTTGCTAGATGATGGCATGCCCAAATTGGTATATTCAGTTGAATTTAATTTTGTGGCCAGTTTTGCCCCCACGTGTTTTCTTTTGGTACTTCATCTTCTGCAGTCCAACTGGTCCAACTGCATCCAAAAACAGCCAACGCTGTCATACTCTAAAACTTTCTCCGCAACCGCAGCGGTCACGTTCATTGGGGTTGCTAAATTCAAAGCCTTCATTGAGACCTTGGCGTACATAGTCTACCTGTGTGCCTTTCAGATACACATCATGTTTTTTGTCCACTATCACACAAAAATTTGGTTGAGCATAGTTTATAGTGGCAGCGTCAGGTTCATATGCTTTAACATATTCTAACACATAAGCCAGTCCAGAGCAACCTGTGGTTTTCACACCCAGTCTGATGCCAGCATAGCCTTTGGTTTGCACCAATTTTTGGATTTTGTTTTGAGCCTGTTCAGTTATGGTTATCATGTCAATCCACATCCATGTTAATGGTCTCGGCCATGGCAGCAAATTTTCTCATTTTTACCAACCGCCAATATTCTTTGGGTGCATCGACGGACATTGTCTTACCTAGCCAGATTAAAAAGTTTTCATCAGCCAACAAACGCTGATACAAGTATATGTCGGCTGTGATACAAGACACACCACTGAAGTCTTGAGTATAATAAAAATTATTGTCCTGTGTCCAGTTGTTGTACAAATTGTCAAACAAATTTTGATACTGTGGCAATTGTAAAAATTTATCCACAGAGGACTCAACATCAATGGGTGCTATGCTGGCCTCGGCAGCAGTGATGTTAACTGTGATAAGAGCAATGTAAATAGCGTTCAGCAGATTCATGCGCACAATGTCAGCTTGATTAAAAAACACACTTTGTTTCGGCAATAGACTCTGATATGGTTTGCTTAGATATCTTGTGCTGGTGATGTATTGATATTGAAATTTTTTCTGATATTCTTCATCGTACACTGCTGGACTAGCCGGCAACGGCTCATTTAAAAATATCATGGGCCATATATTTTTGCTGGCTAGCATGCCAAGGGTCTGTTGCCAGGTATCCACTGTTTGCCCTGGCAGTCCATATATTAGCTGTGCTTTGACCACAAGATCAGGATAGGCTTCACGCAACTCATTGGCCATGCTGACATGAGTGTCCCAGCCAACATCAGGTCTATTGATGTTTTGCAACACTTGTTGATTGGTGTCTTGAATGCTAAAATTTAGTGTTTTGTTCACCAGTTTGCCGCGAGCCATGATGTGAAAAATTTTCAGATTGTTTTCTTTTTTAAGTTTGCTGAAATTGCCTCCCACATGGAACCCAGCATTTTGTGTGATATTTTTTTCAGCAAGGTATTCTATCATGTCAATATCTTCTTGATATTGCCCAACATTGGCATCTGACAGATATATGCCCTTGATACCCAATCGATGAAACAAATCAATTTCTTGTTGATAGGTGTTTTTTCTACGAGACACTTTGTTGCCTAGTCCACTGTTCCAGTCACAGAATGTACAAGAGTAAGGGCAGCCACGAGTCAGAGTGTAAGGCAAGTACAGTCTGTTGGTTCTTTGTTTGAGATCATTGACCATACTAGAAAAAAGATCCACATTGTGAACAAACGGACTGGTTTCAATCATTTTGACAAATTTATAGTCAGACACCACAGACTTGCCATTTTTTTGCCAGGCACAATTGGATGTGTTGAATGCAATCAATGGTTTGTGCATGACCAGGTGATTCATGATATCTGCAAAGGCCTGTTCACCAGCTCCGTACACAGCATAGTCAATGAATGGATATTTGTTAAAAAAATCTTGGTCTATGTTAACGTTGACACTGGGGCCACCTGCAATCACTGTGATAGACTGTTTTAATTTTTTCTTCACCCGACTCAGTTGAGCGGTCAGGGCCTGATGATTCCATAGATAATGACTGGTACACAACACTGTGGCGCCTGTTTGATCTATTGTTTTTATTAGCTCAGCATCGGTGATTTCTTGTTGCATGGGCAACAACCATTCTACGTGTTCGGCCAAGTCAGGATACAACAGATCAATGTATGTTTTTAATTGCAGTGCAGCCGGGTACAGCCAGGCTGCACTGTTGATGGTCGAAAAACCGCCACCTGAATGATAAAACAGTACTTTTACTTTTTTTTGTGGATCATTAGCACACAAATCAAATTCAACTGTGTCGAGAGTCTTCACAGATGTGAACATTTCAATGTTTTTTCTTATAATCTTCTACAGCAGCTTTTATAGCATCTTCAGCAAGAATAGAACAATGAATCTTGACTGGTGGCAATGCGAGTTCTTGAGCAATCTCTGAATTTTTAAGAGCTGCGGCTTCGTCAAGCGTTCGTCCTTTAACCCACTCGGTAACAAGAGAGGATGAGGCAATGGCACTTCCGCATCCGTATGTTTTGAACCTGGCATCTGTTATAATTCCGTTTTCAACTTTGATTTGCAATTTCATCACATCGCCACAGGCTGGCGCACCCACCATGCCGGTGCCAACAGTG